ATGCTTTTAGGAATTAAAAATAACACTGGTCTTGGAAACAATGCTGATGAAATGGAAAAAGCATCTGTGCTTATGGATAACATGGTAATCAGACCATTCCAAAACTTAATGATTGATTCATTTGATAAGATATTAGCATTTAATAATATATCATTAAAGCTATATTTCAAAACATTACAGCCTTTAGAGTTTACAGATTTAACAAATGTTACAGACCAGGAGACAAGAGAAGAAGAAACTGGACAAAAGTTAAGTTTAAAGAAAGAGGAAAAGATAACAAGAACAGATAATCATCCAAGTAATGCTGTAGCAGATGAGTTAATAGCTTTAGGAGAGGATGAAGATTTAGAAAACTGGGATTTAATATCTGATGAGCCAGTTAATTATGACTTAGATGACAAGCAAAATGAAATGTTAAAGTTAGCATCTACAGGTTCAGCAAATCCTGATAGCAAAAGTGAACAAGATAAAGGAATGTTTAAAGTAAGATATTCTTATGCACCTTTACAAGCAGGTAAAAGCTCTAGGGAGTTTTGTAGAAAAATGGTAGCAGCTAAAAAAGTTTATAGAAAAGAGGATATTGAGGCAATGTCTAAGAAGAAAGTAAATGAGGGGTGGGGACCAAAAGGAAATTCTGACACTTATTCAATTTGGTTTTACAAAGGTGGTGGATCATGTAAACATTACTGGACAAGAAAAGTATATTTTAGAAAGAGAAATGAACAAGGAGAGTTTTTACCTAGTAGTGGATTAAAAAATGATAGAAATAGCTCTGTAAGTGAAGCAAAAAGAAAAGGAGTTGATATTGAAACTAATGATAAAAAGGTAGCAACAAGACCTAGAGATATGGAAAACAGAGGATTCCTAGAACCTAAAAACTTTACAACACCAAAATAAGATGGCAGCAACAGTATTATTTATAAATAGAAATGATTTAGTACAAAACACTATAATAGATGGTAATGTACAAGCAGATAAGCTAATGCATTTTGTATCTATAGCACAAGAGATACATATACAACATTATTTAGGTACTGATTTGTATAACAAAATAGCCTCTCTGATTAATTTAGATACTATTAATGGTACAATTTATGAGACATTATTAAAAGATTATGTGCAGCCTATGCTTATTCATTATGCTATGGTTGATTATTTACCATTTGCTGCATATCAGATTAAGAATGGTGGAATATTTAAACATGTTTCTGAAAATGCAGAGACAGTTAGTAAGAATGAAGTGGATTATTTAGTTGAAAAAGAAAGAACAATGGCTGAATATTACACTAGAAGGTTTATATCATACATGGATTTTAATCAAACATCATATCCTGAATATACATCTAACACAAATGATGATATATATCCTGATAGAGATGAGCCAACTTTTCAAGGTTGGGTACTATAATTAGATAACAATGAAAATATATAAACCTAAGCAAAAAAACATTATAAAGTTAATGACATATATAAATACAAAATTAAAATTAAGAAAAAATGGCAAGTAGTTTAACAGGAATATCAATAGCATCCAGTTATGATTCATTAATAAAGGTTGGTGATAATGATGGATTGACATCTCAATTACAAGTCCTATCTGATGGATTGGGAACTGAAAGTGGGATCAGTATGAACAATACTGGAGATTTAACAGCAACAGGTACTGTAACAGCAAACAGTTTTGTTGGAGCTTTAAGTGGGAATATAACTGGAAACACAACAGTTTCAGGAACACTTACCTTTGGATCTTTATCAGATGGAGTCATAACAATAGCAGACTTTAAAGATGAAGATGATATGTCATCAGATAGTGCAACAGCTCTAGCAACTCAGCAATCAATTAAAGCATATGTTGATTCTCAGCTAGGTGTCCAGGATTTAGACTTTCAAGGAGATGCAGGTGGGCAACAAGCTATTGACTTAAATACAGAAGTATTCTCAGTAGTAGGAACAGCAAATGAAATTTCTACAGATTCTACTGGTAATGCTTTAACAATATCATTAAATCCTAATATAAGTGGATTAACAAGTGTAGCAGCAACTACATTTACTGGTGCATTAACTGGTAATGCTACCACAGCTTCAACATTGGCTACAAGTAGAAATATTGCAGGTGTAGCTTTTGATGGAAGTGCAGATATTTCATTAACAACAGACAATATTACTGAGGCAGCTAACCTTTATTACACACAAGCAAGGTTTGACTCAGCATTTACAGCTAAATCTACAACAGATTTATCAGAAGGAACCAATTTATATTACACAGATGCTAGAACAGATGCAAGAGTAAACTTACAAACTGGAGCAAATCTAGATTTATCAAGTAAATCAACATCAGATCTGAGTGAAGGTACAAACCTTTATTTTACAGATGAAAGAACTGATGACAGAGTAGCTAGTTTAGTAGTAGCATCAACTGGATTGTCAAAAGTATATGATGACACAGCAGGGACTTTAACTCTTACTAACACAGCACCTGATCAAACAGTTGTATTAACTGATGGTACTGGTATAACTACAAGTGGAACTTATCCAAATTTCACAATAACAAATTCAGCTCCTGACCAAACTGTATCTATTACTGGTTCTAATGGATTGACTAATGGAGGCACATATCCAAACCTAACAATAGCAGGTGATGATGCAACAACAAGTGCAAAAGGTGTGGCTAGTTTCTCATCTAATCACTTTGATGTAGCAAGTGGAGCTGTTAGCTTACAGGCAGATTCAATAGATGATACATTAATTGACTTTGGTACTGGTGCAAATCAAGTTAGCACTACAAGTTTACCTGAAGGATCTAATCTTTATTTCACAAATGAAAGGGTGGATGACCAGGTTGGAAATAACTTAATAGTTGGTGGAAGTGGAATAAGTGCTGTTTATAATGATGTAGCAGGAACTCTAACAATTAACTCAACACAAAGTGGTATTGGGTTATCTGACTTTTCAGCAGCAACATCAGGAATAGGAAGTTTAGTATATGATAACACTAATGGTGTATTTACTTATACTGGACCAACTAAATCAGAAATTGATGGTTTAAATATAGCAGCTGCAACACTTTCTACTCCAAGAAATATATCAGGAGTTGCATTTGATGGTTCAGCTAACATAACACTAAACACAGCAGATATAACAGAGAATACCAACTTGTATTATACTGATGCTAGAGTTCAAGCAGTTTCAATAAATGCAGTATCAGAAGATACATCACCTGTATTAGGAGGTAACTTAGCAGGAGGTTCTTACAACATTACAACAACTGGTAAAATTTACTATGCTAACATGTTCTCTACAGTTGGTGATTTACCAAGTGCATCAAGTTATCATGGAATGTTTGCTCATGTACATGCTACTGGAAAAGGATATTTTGCACACAATGGAAACTGGATAACACTAATTGATGAAACAAGTTCTACAACTGATGATTTAACTGAAGGAAGTACAAATCTTTACTACACAACAGCAAGGGGTAACACAGACTTTGATACTAGATTTGCAACTAAAGACACAGATGACCTAACACAAGGGACTACAAATCTTTATTATGCTACATCATTGTTTAATACAGATTTTGGAACTAAAACAACATCAGACTTAACAGAAGGAACTAACCTTTATTATACTGATGCAAGATTTGACACTAGACTTGCAGCTAAAACAACAGATAATTTAACAGAAGGCTCTACTAATCTATATAACCAAACACATACTGGAGATGTAACTGGTGCAGTAGCTTTAACTATTGCAAATGATGCAGTTACTACAGCTAAAATATTAGATGCTAATGTTACAACAGCAAAACTTGCAGATGATTCTGTGACTGCTGCTAAAGTAGCAAGTGATTTAAGAGCAGTACAATATATTGGTCTTGATTCTACAGATTACATGGAGTTTACTAATAACACTCAGATAGATCTTTACATAAATGGTTCTAATCAATTTAGATTTGAAGCTGATGGTGACTTCCATGCAGATGGAGATGTAATTGCATACTCAACTACTACACCTTCTGATGAAAGATTAAAAGAAAATGTTAAGGTTATTGAGAATCCATTAGAAAAGTTAGACAAGTTAAGAGGTGTAACATTTGACTGGATTGACAGAGATGATAAAAGATCAGGTGGTATAATAGCACAAGAGCTAGAGAAAGTAATGCCTGAACTTGTAAGAGAAGTTGATAGCCTTAAAAATGAGGACAGCTTTAAAGCAGTAGATTATAATGGTCTTATTGGACTGTTAATTGAAGCTGTTAAAGAATTAAGTGATAAATGTAATAATTGTAAAAAATAATAAAATGGCTTTACAAGGAGATATAAAATTTACTAAAACAATAGACCATCCTGATGGAGAAACAGAAATGCTTACAATTCAAGTGCCTGAGGATGTAAAAGAAGGTCATCCTTACTATGAACATAGAGGTACAACAGTAGATGTTGAGCAAGTAAAACAAATTGAAGTTGAGGATGTAGATAAATCTTATGATGATGTATATTTAGTAATTACATCATGTGGTTTTACTCAATATAAAATGAGTAATAGTGAAAAAATTTGGTATTTATCTATAATATACCATGTATTCTTGACAGAAGAGGATAGAGACTTAAATCCAAATCAACCACATAGTTATCATGATTGGACAAATATGGAAGAAATTAATATAATGTCAGATGATTTTAAAAATAAAGACATTATCACCTATGCCTATGAGCATTTAAACAAACAACATCCATTTCTAACAATGAAAAAAGTATAAATTATGCCAGTACCAAGTTCAGGACAATTAAGATTAAGAGCAGACATAGCAAATGAAGTAGATGGAAGTGCTACTGGTGATAATGTAAGTTTAGGCACACTAAGTAATACAGCAGGTTTTACAGAACCTGATAATATGAGTGAGTTTTATGGTTATACAGCATGTACTGTTCCTAGTGTTACAACAAATAGTATATCAGGAGTTGGTGTAAGTAGTATGACTGCTAATGGAAATGTTACTAATGATAATGGATGTTCAGTTACACAAAGAGGATTTTATTTTGGTACTAGCAGTAATTATGCAAGTAATGGTAAATACACAGTAAGTGGTACAACTGGATCATTTAGCAGAGGCTTTGGTAGTTTAAGTTCTAGCACAACATATTATGCAACTGCTTATGCAATAAACTCAGAAGGAGAATCAAGAGGATCAACAGTTAGTGCAACAACTTCAACTCTTATTACTTATACTTTTTCAAGTCAGAATTCAGCTAATAGAAATTTAGAAATGGGTAACCAAAACATGACTTCAAACACAGGTTACAACAGAAGTTATGGTCAATACTTGCATAGTCAATTAGGATGGCAAACAACAAATTCTTGTGTAAATGGAGTTATAACAAATGATGGTAAAAGCCCTACAAGTGGACTACCTACATCTCTTTGTAGAGGTGCAGCTTATAATTATGCTAGATCAGTTGCATATTTTCCATTAACTAGCTCACCAAATGTAGTATCATCAAGAATATATAATCAGGCAGGTGGTCAAGGTGCTGGGGGAGTTAATGGAAGTAATTATTGTCATAGTGATGGTCCAGGAAATTCATTAACAGGTTTATCCACTTGTAGTTATAGTTACAGTGCAAGTTATGATGGAGTAAATAACCTGCATCCATCAAATTTTCAAAATTGTACACAAGGTGTTACAAAAGGATGTGTTCCTGCTAGCTTTAGTTGTAATGCATCATTTTCCTTTACTGGAACAGTTACATTTAGTTAAAATAATAATAAATGAAATAAAATGAGCTTAGATTTTGAACCTACATTACTTGGAGTAGCAGTATATATAATTACTGTATCAAACATTAATGAAGGACTTCAAACTGTTCTAATCTTAGCAACTATAATTTATACAATAATAAAAATTAATCAATTACTAAAAAGTCAAAAAAAGAAATAATATGGTAAGAATCTTAAGATATTTAGCAAACAAATTAGAAACTTTCAATAACA